CCTGATCCACATTCGGACCAGTAACCTTCTGATGGTGGAAACTCCTGCCACGCAAGAGTTTCAACTGTGTAGAATGTGCGAGTAAACTTAGACATATTTCTTCTTTTTACGGTCGTAGCCAATCTTGTCGTAGAAATCCCAGACGCCCTTGCACACTGGCACTGTGTTGATATCTACCCCAACTAAATCCAAGTACTCTTTAATTCTAGTGCCACGTTCACGTTCACTACAATACTTGATTGTTCTGGAGTATTCTACCCAGTTCATTCCGTTTAGCTTACCTGATTTAGCATCAGGAAATGCTCGTTTCATTTCTCGTTCATGAAACCATTGGTATGAAATTGTCTGAGGGTAAAAGTTATCGTCAAAACCCTCAGGTTTCTCAAGAATGAAAAAGTCACCGTTGAGTTTTCCAGGGATGTTTAGTTCGATAAGAATTTGTCGCATCATTTGCCCTTTGGTTTGTTGTATGCCCAGAAAATTTCATTGATACCACAGTGTTTGCAGGCACCGCCTTCGTGTTCGAATCCTTTGAGTGCTGGAGCAAATTCATGATCACATTTAAAACGCATTGCTCTCAATTCAGCAAGGAGTTCATCTTGTTCCATCAATCGCTGGGCGATTTCACGGCGCTTTTTTTCAGCAGTTTCAATTTGCATTAACAGTGTCAACATGATGTTTCCTTAGTGCAGACTATCGTAAGCCATTTCGTTGAGTATATCAGGATAGACTTCGCATAGAAGATCCATGTCTTCCTCGTCAAGTTCTTCACCCGTATCTTCGAACACTGCATAGCTAAAGTATGCATCACAGAAGTCAGGATAGTCACGACTATCGACACCATCAATTTCAACATCAACTACTTTGCGACCGTGTAATTCCATGTTACTTCCTTAGATTGACATTTCACCTTTGTAGATCAGACCGCGTGATTCAAGTTCAGCAATCAGTTCGTTCTTTTTAGCCAAGGCTTCTTTGCGAGAACCAACATGATGCACAACTGAAAAACGACGACCGTCCAACTTATATTCAATTTCATTCTTACTCAAGATATTCCATTGAGTAATCATGCTGTTGGTTTTGCGATACGATGCACAAAACTCATTGCCAGATTCCCAGAGAGTGACAATGTAGTTGCCGTATTGATCAAAGACAGGATCTTTTGCTTTGGCTTTCTTGGTTTTGGCAACAACCACAATGTTTGCTTTACGACGAGCTTCCATCTTTTCGATGGTGTCGGCAACTTCGTAATCAGCAAAGTACTTGGCGAGAAATTCGCCAGCTGGCATTGTGTTGCGATCTTGGACAAACTGACCGTTAGAGCTAGCGGCAACAGCTTTAACAGTATCAAACTCAACTTCAATGAAGTCAGAGATTTGCAGTGAGAGAGCATTCAAAGTTTTTGTCATGTCGATGTTCATTGCTAATCTCCAATTGTGTTGTTGATGGATGAATTATATACCCAAACCCATTATTTGTCAAGTCTGGAAAGAATTTCCATGTAAAAAACTTGGTATTTTGCAATACGTGCGATATCTTTGTCAGTAACGCCTTTTAATCGACGGATATCTGTGTTATGACGCAGATCACAAAGTTTTACTTTCATGGCATCAATGTTGCCAAAGACTTGCTTTTTGTAGTCTTCGTAACTGTAACCTTTTTGCTTAGTTAGAGCCTCGATGCCCACAATAACTCGCTCACTAATACCTGCGTCACGCAAGTCTTGGTAGGTTACACTGGTGTCCTCGATCACATCATGACCCAGGGCGATGCATTGCAGTTCTTCGTCATCTTCCTTGAGATAACTCATGACACGCAGTGGATGCAGGATATAGGGACGACCACCCTTGTCGAATTGTCCGTGATGTGCATTAGTCACAATGACCAACATCTTGTCAAGCATTTCGCCTTTTTTCATAGTGTGTTCCTTTTTCATACTACCATTATAGTAGATAGTTTATTTCTTGTCAAATGAAAAAAAGGGACCGAAGTCCCTTTTTGTTACAGTCTACTTAGACTGGGTTTGGCCATGCACCACCTGAATTGCCACGATTAGCTTGTGTGCGTTTTGCGGCACGAGCGGCACGTTTGCGAATTGCATTTGGTGTCATGCTCAATGGCTTGCCATTCTTGTCGAATGCTTGAACAACTTCGTCCAAGAATTCGTCAATCTCTGCATCGAGGTCTTCGTCCAAGAATTCATAACGATACATTTCAGGTGTACCATCACGAGAGGCTGTGCGGCCCTTGTCGTAACCTTCTGCATACTTCTTGCCGTAGCCAGTGTATGCTTTATCGTAGTAGCCATCGCTATAACCTTGATAGAATTCAGTAGCGCCAATCTTAGGACCAGCGATAGAGTTTGCAGTAGTTTGCACTGGCTTGTCAAACTCAACTGAATCATCAGGGTTGTTGCCGATTTCACCGATAACTTCGTAGCGGCATGCACGACCTTTCGAGTTGTTGTAGTCGCTAGGAATAGAAACCACATCAGCAGGATTGATCTTCAAGATAACAACACGGCTATCTGAACCACCGAAGTGTTGCAGATACTCTTGTGAACAGAAGTGCAAACCAGTAGAACAGGTTTGATCCTTGTTGTCATCAACTTCGTTACGTGCCATTTCAACAATCTTACCAACGGAGTTATCCATGGTACCACTGTGAATGTCTTTGTAGTCACGGCGAATCTTCTTGTAAGCCAAGAAGTGACCATCAGGTGTGATTGGCAGAGAATTCTTTTCCAAGAAGCCATACAGTTCATCGACTGCACGTTTGCTTGGGTTAGTCATCAAGTTCTCCATGAAATTGACCAGTGGCTCGATGGTAAAACCATCTTGCAACATTGCAATCATGCGAGTAGTCAATGCATTGTGCATTTCTTTGCCTTTCCAGTACAAGGTTTCACCCTTGACTGAAACGTGGCCTTGACCGTAGTTCAAGACAACCTTAACAGGCTCGATAGTGTTCTTGACTGTTTCCCAATCACCTGCTTTGATAGCTTCAAGCACCTTGTTGTAGGTGATGTGAGATTTTGAAATCGTATGTGGCTTGTTGCCAATAACGACGGTAATGTTGTTACCTTGAACGATAAACGGATAGCTCATTTTAAACACCTTTCTGTGTGTCAATCAAATTAATATACTCGGCTACATCAGCACCTTCAGTGCTGTATTTGCTGAGGCTCTTAATCAGCGGGTAACGCTTTTTAATTGCCTCAACTTCATTGGTGTACTTAGTGATCAGTGCGGCAGGGTCAACATTATTTTTAGTGTTGACAGTGTACGCACGGCACAGGTACTCCAAAGCAGAACGCACAGACTCGTCGGAAACTTTAACGTCTTTGAAAACGTTGTACAACTTAATGTACGGGCTGTTCCCATCAGTGATGTGCTTAGTGGCATTATACTGATAGAGTTCGTTAAAGTCAATAGCTTTCTTTACCAAACCCATCACATCGCCAGTCTTCATCTTAGACAATTCAGCTTTCACGAAACCGTCCAAGTTGATCCAGTTCTTTTGAGTCTTCACCCAATCTTGGTCGCCCTTACGAACACCAAAGATTTTGTCAGTGAAGATACCAGATTGCTTCAAGTAACGAGCCAGTGCTTTGGCGTCTTCGACCACGCCAGTGCATTGGTAGCCACTCAGCGGCAGGTAGTAGTACTTTTGTTTCTTGTCAAAAGTATCAGCTTTGCCAGCATCACGCCACACAGTTTCAGTACGACGAGACCAGTAACCACCGCGCTGGGTTTCTTCCAACATCATGATGGTCACGTTCTTGCCGAGACCAGATGCACGTTCAACTTCATCCAGATCGCTAGCTTTCATGCAACGATTAGCGGGAGGTGTCATCAAGTCTTTGTAGAATTGATCCAGCTTGACAGGCTTAGTCTTGTCAAACGTTTCAATGATGTACACGTTAGACTGGTAGTGATTGAAATTGTTGTTCTTCCAGTGAGCTTTAGCACGTTCGCTAGCACCGATCTTGGTGTCGTTAAACACAAAGTAGGTTTCATCGCTTACACGGAACTGCCATTCTTCAATGTAGGTAGAAGTCGTGTTGTTAGAAGGACCACTGTTGACATAGCTACCTTGAACTTTCAAGTTGGAGCATGTAGACACGCCACGAGATTTAGAGAAACCACGCAGAACAATGTTGTACTTGCTTTGCAAAGTCTTGACATTGAACTTGAATTGTTTCAGTGCATCATAACGATGTGTGGTAACGTCCAACAGAGGAAACTTGGTGTCAGTCACATACTTAACGACGGCGGCATTCCACAGATTTTCATCTTTGCGTTTGTACAAGTACATGGCACGTTCCCACAAGTTTTCAATCTTGTCGGCTTCTTGTGCAATATGCACAGCCAGTTGAGCATTCAGCACTTCCAACTTTGCTTTGATAGCATTGATAGTTTGAGGAATGTAGGACAGACCTTCACGTGATGCTTGGAAGTCGAGTTCGCCGATGCCAAACTCTAGAACCAGACCACATTGCAACAGACTAGACAGTGCGCCGAGAGAAGTATCAGCACGTGGAATGTCGATAGGGTAAGCAATGTTGCCCATGATGGCATAGCTGTGATAGCTATGATCCACAGTGTGGACGCCAGGGATAATATCTTTTTCAAGATACACAGGGTCAGTGAACTGGAATGTTGCGTCACCGGAGATTACAGGACGTTGCTTAAAGAACTTGTAAACACTACGAGCTTCGTCACGGAACTTACCAAAGTCATAACGATCTTCAACAGCGAAACGCACTTCAACACCAGCAGGCTCACTGGTCTGCTCTTCCATCATTTTGGCGATACTAGGCACACCAGCTTCGTTGATGAAAGCAGTGTAAACACCCTTGACGCCATTTTTGATAGCAGTGACAGTGAAGTTGTCAGTGTAGGAGAAAGGTGACTTAGAACCAAGACCAAGTGCGCCGATGAATTCGTTGCTGGCAGTCTTAGTAGATTCAAAGTAAGTGGTGTAGATGTTGGTCACTTGGTCAGCAGACAGACCAGTACCATAGTCACGAATAGAGAACCAGGGTTCGAGTGAGTTAGGCAGATGCACATCGAACGGAGTGTCGATATTGCCAGCGGCAACGTGAGAGTCAATTGCATTGCAAGACAACTCACGGATGATAGCTTTCACTTTGTTAGCATAGAGACCGCTAGACAGGATGTTGAATGCTTTGGCAGAGTTGCGAATGCGGAATTCGCCAATCTCGCCGACGTTCGACATGATAGCTTCGTTTTGAGGTGCGTTAGAGAGAATCATTTGATTTCCTGTGTGTGTTGAACAATGAATGTATTATATGCCAAGTCTGATTATTTGGCAACCATTTTTGGAGGTGTGATCTTAAAACCTGCAAGTTCGAGGACTTTCATAGACCGCTTGATAGCTTCGGCTTCCGCTTTCATCTTTTGTTCTTCTTGTGTCTCACTGTCGATTGCATCTTGTAGTTTTTCAGCATCATACCAGAGTTTACGGAGGACAGGGATATCTGCATCAAACACCAAATCGTACAGATATTCGTCGTTATCGTCGAAAATGGTCTTTGCGCCATTAGCAATCGCATCAAGAAACGTAGGGTCTTGGACAATAACATCTGCGAGTGCTTGCTGATTCTTGTATCCAAGTTTTTTCAGAACATTGAATTCAAATTCTTCAAACATATTGTCTGCACGATATTTTGCAAACTCTTTAATTCGCTTCGCAGGGATAGTGATTTCAACCTTGAGAGGTTCGACTTTAATTTTTGCCATTTTATTTCCTTAAATAATGAACGTATGCCCAATAAAAATCAACGTGTGAATTCGTAATCACCTTGTTCGTCTATGTCCAGTTCAGGACATACGACACGACGAGTATCTTCATATGACAGTTCATTTTCAGCATAGCGGCGGGCGCGGGTTTCATCTGAAAAAGAACGTGTGGTGTTCAGCGTCAGTGTACGATCTGCATTCAAGAAGTAAACTGTAACGTTGAATTTCATGATTGGCTCCAGTTGTTTAATCAATGGGTGTATTGTACACCCAAAATGATTTACTGTCAATGATTAGTTGGAAGTTTACAAAGACTGTGGCTAGCATCTACTGATTTATAGTACTCGCCACCTTTTGCTTCGCATTTGGCTTGTGCAGTTTCGTTAGTACTTTTGTTTAAAGCTACGGCGATGCCAAGCAGGAAGCATGCCGCTACGAGATAACCGATGATTTCTGACATTGTTGTTCCTTAGAAGTGATGAAGAACCAGAACTTTAGCATTTGTGAATGCTTCGCTTGCGGCGGGTTGATAAACAGCTTGCTCACCATCCCAGCCATCTTCGTCCCACATAGGATGACCAGGAGGAATAGGAATGAAGCGAACTACACGACCCGTATGAACGCTTTCAATGAACACTTCGCTAGGGAAACGTTCGTTGTGAGGTTTAACCAGAGTACCAGTCTCTTTACGATATTCGCAGTGACGAGTATTGATGATCAGATCAGACATTTCGCTCTCCGTTGTGTTAAACATTGAGTGTATTATATGCCCAACCCCATTTTATGTCAACACTTTTTGTCTTTGTTTTTATCGCAGTTGGTACTAGTACTGCCGCCATGACCACCCCACCAAGGGAACCAACTAGATGTTGTACGAGCAGGTTCTGCTGGCGCAGGCTTTGCAGATGAGGTCGATGTGGACTTTGTAGTGCCAGTTGATGAATGTCCGCCAGAAGAGGACGAATGCGAGGACGAATGCCCACCACTACTATGGCCACCGCCACCATGTCCACCTCCTCCGCCACCGCCTTTTGCGTTAGCAACGGTGACGAGTGAAATGGAAACGATAAGTGCGTATAAGATTTTCATACTTTGCATTCTAATGCAAACATGATTTATTGTCAAATGAATTGTTGCTTAGTCAGGAAGAAAAAGTCTCTGTCGTCACGGGTGATTTTTGTATACAATCCCTTGACATGGATGTAATCCTGTGCGTAGTTGTCTAAGAGAGACAACAATGGATTGTCAGCTTGAAAAGTCATCTTTACCAGATGATCCGTGTCGTCACTGAACCAATAGTCTTTTTTCTTGTTACTACGTTTACCACTGTTCAATACTTTAAGTAGTGATAGCTTCTTAGTTGTAACTTCATTGAAAGTGGCAATCTTGGTGTGATGCTCTGATGCCATCACATCAAACTCTTTGTCGTAGAAGTAGAATCCAGGTAGACTGTAAACAAGAGGAATCATTTTCTCTTGAAACTTCAAACCATCAGTATGAATAAATTCATTCATATCTTTCTGGAAGTTAGTCAACTCTTGACCCTTGAGTTTCCACATCATGACTTTCTTACTGTAGTAATCACGAATGTCTGCGGCATTCTGGCGATCTTCACTGTTAACTTCAGGAAACAACACTTTGTCAAGTAGCGTAGTGGGAAATACTTCTACTGGTGTACTTGTCTCACGTGACATACGAATGCGATACCAAGCAGTACTCAGTGCCATCAAGTCTTCGTTAGACTCGATTATTTCATACTTCTTTACATTTGGGTTATCCCAAAACACAAATGAATCTAAGTTGATTGTGCCAGATGATGCACTAATTGAAAATGGATTCGTGTTACCAAGTGTGATAGACGGCGATGCATTAGACATGCTTGCCATAAGTTGAGCACCATTGATTGTAACGTTGCTTGTTGCTGTTTGTGGATTTTGTAAATTGATTGTAGCCATGTTATCCTATCGTAATATCTTCCATGCCAGCCGTACGCAAGCGAACAATATGTCCCATCTGCCATTGCTTGGCTTCAAGACCCTTCATAACACCTAACCATCTGTTACGTAGAAGTGCTACTTCGTTGATGATAGTTTCCATGTCAATAACTTCGTCTTCACCATCAACGTACTTTTCAGCGGTACGGTCTGTCAATGCTCTATTGTACGCTTCTAAATATTTTTGAAAATGTTTTCGGCGAATCTTGCGTAGTTGCAAGTTAAGATATTGGAGAACCGCTTCAATCTCTTGTAGTTGATTAAAGCGGTGCTCTGTTACGCCAGGAATGGCCGCAATGTTTTTCTCAACGTTACCTACAACTTTAACTTCACCTTTAGCTTGAATCAATTCAGCTTCATAGTAGCTGATAAAGTCAGGTATCACTCCTAGATTAGAAGTGATTTGTGAGTACCATTTTGCCATTTAATTCCAATCGTCTTCGTCTGTGTCTTCTTCGTATTCTTCGTAGTCGTCTTCTTGGAAGTGTTCTTCCGCATAACCCTTCAATGCTTTGTTAATAACCTTGTCATTGAATGCATCCTTAATATCGTCAACTTCGTAGTTGTTTTCAATCAAGTATGTTACCAATGTATCTGCGGCATCACCACGCTCATTAAAGTCTATGTGCGTTTGTAACGCTTCCCAGACTTCTGCTACTAAACTTAAACTCATTCTGTAGGTTCTCCTTCATCAGTATCTACAGAATTACTTATCACAGGTTTCATTTTTTCTTCGTATTCGGACATAACTTTGTCCAAACAACCATCGGTGTTAGCTTCCCATGCTTTACGGAACTTCTTAATGATTTCACCATCAAGAGTAGTATAGACAAGTGAGTTGCCTTCTTTCTTAACAAGTTCTTTAGCCTCAATCATGTCGAGTAGACCTGAGTAAGGGTTCATACCTGTTTCATATGGAATCTTGATTTGAACAGATTCAAATGGCTTGGCATATCGTGTCTTCATGATCTTACATGCACTACGAATACCACGAACATCGCTGACCTTGTTGCCATCTTCGTCTTCTTTCAACTTCAACTTACGCATAGCAACAACAATAGATGATGCATAGATAAAGCCTTGTCCACCTGAAATCTTATCATCAGGGTCAAACATATCTTGTGATGCGTATGTGTGGTTAGTAGCAATCAAGCCAACGTTTTGACTACCGAACATGTTAACGCAGTTGCGAACAAGTGCAGTCAGAGCTTTAGGCTTACGACCCATATCACCCTTCATGTCACCAGCTTCAAACTGATTAACGTCGGTTGGTGTCAACAACATGCCAAGACTGTCAAGCACGAACAAGACTTTTGGTTTGTCTTCACTTGGCATTGCCTTGTATGACTTCATGAATTCTGAAATTGTTTTAGCAACGTCATCAATCATAGCCATGTTCAACTTCAACAATTTGTCTTCGTCAGTTGAAACACCAAGTGCATGTAGCCATGCTTCGTCAAGTGCGTTTTCAGTATCAATTAGAACAACGAAAATGCCCTGTTCTTGTGCGTGACGCACTAAGTTACCAGAACAGATAAATGATTTACCTGAACCTGATTCGCCAGCGAATACAGTAACTTTGCCTAGTGGTACGCCTTTGTTAAAATCGCCACTGATCATGTAGTTCAATGCATAGTTGCCAGTTGAAACCCAATCAGTAGGATCATTAAATCCGATTGAAAGTCCTTCGATAGACTTTGTGATATCCTTGCGGAATTTACTAATGTCGAATGGTTTTGCCAATTCGTTCTCCTTATTTGTTTACAGTGTACACGCTGAATGGTTGAGTATCAAGCAGTTCGGGACATTTCTCCGCCATACGCTCAAGTTCATAATCACTTGGGTAATGACGCAATGCTCCTCTTGCTCTATCACGAACCAAGCTAGGCACACGAGGTGTACGACCTGGGTCACACAACTCCTCTAATAGTTTTTTACCCTGCTTTAAAGCACGGTAACGCTCGTCTGGTAATGTCATGGGGTTACTCCTCAAGACAAGGGACCGAAGTCCCTTGTTCCCATATTAAGACTTGTTTTGTCTTGCACGAATCATCGCTAGGATGTCTTGTGCTTTGTCGCTTGATGTAGCGGTCTGAGTAGGGATGCTCACTGGTGCTGATGCTTGAGCTGGCTCGTCTTCCCACGGTGCAGTAGTAGTTTCTGCTACTGGTGCAGTTGCGGGGGCGCTGGTTTCAGCAGACGCAGTTGGTTTATCCGCGGTCGAACCTGCAGGTGCTTCTAGGCCGTATGGACGGTAGTATTGACCCCAACGCTCTAAGTCATATGGCTGACCATCAACAGATGCTTCGAACATTTCTTTGATGATGTTCAATTCTGCCGCTGTTGGTTTCTTAGGCAAGAATTCTTTCAAGTCAAACAAACCGTGTGCTTCGATTGCCGCTTGTTCAGCTTCGGTTAGAGGTGTCTCACGACGAGCCCAGTTAGAAGTTGAGTAGTCAGCATAACCGCCTTTGCTGGTTTTCTTGATGTTGAAATCAAGACCACGAACATAGTCAGTTGGCATTTCTAGGATTTCTGGATCCATCAAACCGCTCTTGACGATTGGGATGATTTGTGGAGAGATAATGAAACGACGAATTGGGTTAGCTGGAACCTTATCGTCGCCGAGTGGGTTTTGGCGAACAAAACCTTGGAACAAGTAACTACGCTTCTTCCAGTACTTATTTGCCATTTCTTTCAATGACTCGTCTTTGTACCATGGACGAACTTCTGCCAAGATTGGGCATGCTTCGCCATACATTTCCATACATGGAACTTGAACGACAACTTGTTTAGAATCGCTTTGACCCTTAACGCCGTTGAATGGAAGTTTGATAATTTGCTTTTCGACCCAGAAGAATTCATTCTTTGGATCGCCGTCTGGCAAGAAACGAACTTGAGCAGTTGTGCCTTCATCCATGTTCCAGTGTGCGTAAACGGAGTTATCAGATTGGGTGTTTGTTTTACCCTGTGACTTGTTTTCTTGTGCCGCGATACGGGCACGGATTTCTGCTAATGATGCCATAATATTTTTCCTTATAAAATTGAGATGGTCTCTGTTTAATATTCGACACTACCTATTAGTGTCTAACACAAGTAATAGTTTAGCATTACTATTTTCTCGTGTCAAATGTATTTATCACCGAAACAAAAAACCGCACGAAAATGTGCGGTTTTTAGAGAGTCAATTTGTCCAATTATCGTTTGATAATTCTGAGAATTGCATCTAAGTCTTCTTGGCCTTCAGCAACTTTCTTAGGAGGCAATCCCTTTTTGAATCGCTTTAGAGCTTTGTCATAGTCTGGATCATCTGATTTTGCTTCTGATAGACCCTTCAATTCGGCACCAGTCTTAACTTTGTGACCGCCATCGAATCCCATTAGTCGTAGTGGAACTTCACCAACGTTGTCGAATGGACCGTCAACTACTTCACCTGTTTGAGTATCGATTACATAGTAGTATTCGTTCTCTAGGTCACCATAGTCTGCGCCGCCTTCGGTGACTACAGCTTGTGCATCAGTGTTGATAAAGTTCTCGCCAACTAGATCACCGATCTTAGCAGGACCACCTGTTGGTCCCCATTGTCCTGCACGTTTTTGATCAGCATCTAAGTCTTCTTCAATGTCTTCTTTTGCGGCATCTTTAAAGTTTTGCGCTGTTGGTGCACCTTTTGAACCTGGCTTACGCATCTTCTCACCACTACCATGCTTGATACGCTCACGCTTTGCATGAATGTTTGCCCATAGACCAGGACCTGTCTTGCCTTCTTCAACATCTTCATCTACAGTGCGTGTGCCATGAACTTCAACATTGCCTTCGTTCTTTTCTAGCCACTTTTCAAATGCCTGTTGACTCTTGAATACCTTGCGCCATGGTTTAGACTTCATGCCATGAACACCGTGAGCTTCAATTTTTCCTTCTGGAATAGAATACTCATCGCTGGCCTCATCTAGTTCATCTTCCGCTAAGCCGAATGCTTTCAAGTTCTTAGCTTCGGTATCTTGATTGTGCTTTAGTGTTTCTGCGCCAGGAGCTTCTGTTAAATCTTCTTCTGCTTCGCCTGCTTCATCGCCAGCAGTAATGCCTTTTTCAGCATCATCGTCAGCTTCTCCGCCATCACCGCCTTCAAGTAGACTATCTGCCCACTCAGCCAATGCATCAACTTCCTTCATTTCTGCTACAGTCTTGTGTAGCTTAGACAAGATTGGCATTACGGATTCAATACGCGGATCCATTGTTTCTTGTACAAACAATTCATTTAGATTGCTTGTATCAGTATCATCTTCCATTAGAGGTGGAGTCCATGATTCAAAGTACATGTTGTAACCACGATGACCTGCCATTTTGCTTAGGGATTCACGTAGTGAATTGTAGTGATTGATACCGCTTTCAATCAAGCCTTGTGCTGATTCATTGAATTGCTTACCGCGAGTAGCACGAACAAAACCAGCCATCTTTTGATATTCTTCGCATAGACCTTTGATGTGATTCCAACGTTCATCATGTGGTAGACCGCCTTCTGCAATATGACGAGCATACACACGTGCGATACCTGGCTTTGTTGTAGGTGCCAAGATACGCTCACCTTCCGAATTCTCTAGGAAGATTTTGGCAACGTTACGATAGCGTTGTTCGCCTTCTTGAATTTCTCTGGTATGTTGAATTACCATTTTAACACTAGGCACAGCATCGCTATAGCTGGCTTTCTTACCCATTGGGTAATAACCTTCCATCATATTTTCTTGTTTCTTCACGTGATTTCTCCTAGCCATGTCATCTTCTAAATCGTCTTTGGATTTTGGTTCCCAACCTAGTTGATTTCTCATTGCCCATTGTTTTAAAAATTCTGTAAAACCGTACCATGTATCGTTGTATTGAGAGCCAGGCGAAATTCCGCTTGGACTTTCAGTTACATCATTGTCATAATAGATTTTTAGTTTCTTGGTGTTGTCTACAGTGACATACACTTTACCATATTCTTCACCATCTTTTGTGAAGGTAAAGCGGAACACATCGGCTTCGTCTTCAATAGGAGAAACATCACCTGCTGAATCCAAACCTACAGTGTCCTTAAAGCGATTACGCAGTACTTTGTAGAGTCTGCGGTTTAAAGATTCTTGGTTGATTGGCATAATATGTATTTATCAACTTACGACGGCAAAGAACGGAAGAGGAACGATAATTTCATCATGGTCTCGAACATAGTTGTCCAAGTTAACGTGATATTCACTCAATAATTGCACCATTCTGACTGTTAGTAGTGTTGCCATGACCAAGTCGTCCGTATCGCCAATCTTGGCGGCATAGCTACCACCACTTGCAACAAAGGACTTTAACTCACTGATAAGACTACGACTATATAAAGTCATTTTCTTTGATTCCAATAATGTCTTGAACTTGGCACAGGCCGCTAGCTTGGTCTTGTTGCCAGTGTTGAAACCCTTGCGATTCTTGCCTGGTTCACTGAGCATAGAACCTGGGATATTTGACTCACCGTATTCAGCTAAGGAAACTAATGCCGCCTCGCCGACTGAGTTATTTTCAATTGAGTAGTAGATATTGTTTGCTTCGCCGGTACATTCATTGATATACTTACAGATTTGTGCCAAGAGCTTAATTTGACTAGGAATATCTGTCTTGTTGTGTTTCCATTCACCAACCTGTGTTGTTGAATCAGCTTCGAAAATTTGAATAGCCGCAGGGTCACCGCCGGTACCGATACTTGGGTCTAGTGCTACAGTGTAGACATGCCCCTTCTCTGGCTTTTTGTACCAACGAATCTGACCTTGACGGAAGTTTGGCTCGATGCCTTCGAGTGTTAACAGTGTGTTTGGGTTGATTAGGGTTTCATCGGCAATAATGAACTCACAACCGATCTCTCGATTGAAACGATCTTCACCCAACTGAGCTTTCATCTCTTTAGCCCATTGTTCGTCACGGCCTGGCTGTTCATTCCAGTAGGCACGATATGCTCTGAAACCATTCTTACCTACTTCGGTTGGATTACCAAAGTCATCTTCTGTTTTGTTAGCTAACTTCCAGATCAGGGCAAACTGATCTTCGTCACTGTTAGGTGTACTAGTGATAATCGCTTTACCACCAGTGGATAGTGTTGGTGTAATAGCAGTCCAGAACTCGGTAGCAATCGATGGTCGAACGAATGCAAATTCGTCCAGATACAATAGAGAGATAGACATACCACGACCAGTGTTTTCTGTCGTTGTAGCACTTACAATACGTGAGCCATTTTCAAAGTCTAATGAACCCTTGTTGTATGTTGTTACACCAGCTTTAATGTGGTCAGGACAGTTTTCGTATGCATAGCGAATACGTTGCATAATTTCCTGAGCACCAGTATATTTGTGTGCCGCAATTAGAATCGTGCTGTCTGGCACAAACATAGCGTACCACAGTAGATAACCCGCGGCCGATGTTGACTTACCTGATTGGCGAGGCATCAAGGAGATTGAATAACGATATCTGTGATATGTATCAATCAGCTTCTTTTGATAAGGCCATGGGTGATAATTCATCGAACCCTTTGTAGGGTGCTGAATCATAAAGAAGTTATCCATGAAGTATAGATAACCAGTATTCGGGTCACAGCATTTAGCAAACTCTTGGAGTTGCTGAGTAGTGAATGCCGTCTTTTGATAGGGTGTTTTTACCAGTGACGGCGCATTGTTATTATTTGCCATAACTTTTATTTAGCAAATAATATGCTACTTTTTAGAAAATGGATCTTCGCCTGTGATATGTGGTTGTGCGAACCAGAGCTTGAACCATTCTTTGTCACCAGGACGAATGTTGTTCTCACGCATGTATTGAGCTTTTTGACTAGCAAGATGTGAGTTAGGAGTAACGGTAGATTCTCCTGTAATCTTACCGTTACCACTTAAACGTTTTAACTCGTCTAACGTCATATCTTTCTCGGGAGCAGGTTTATACTCCTTCATCGCTTGGTATGCGTTTTGTAGTTTGGCTTGTTTAAATGCGTCAAACATATTACAACAATGTATTTGATATCAAGTAGCCTTCAATTTGACCACCGATTTTACTAGTGCCAGTGCTACTTGCACATTGCCATTGAATGTCAGTCTTTTCCGGATAAGGTCTAGGAACGATTTTTATGCTGTTATATTGTTGTTGCATAGGGAAAGTCAACACTATATTGACTAGACCACTGGGACTCTGAGTCCATGAACGATACAATGCAGTCTGACTGCCTGTTTGGTTAGTATACCAGTTACTTTCCGTGAGATAGAAAGTGTATCCTGCAGGCACAGTGTATACTGACATTTGACTACGACCTGCGCTGTTATTAGATACAGCACCTATATATGCTAATATGATAGATTTATCGCTACTACCTACATGCAATAGTCCCACGTTCTGGGGTGTTCTAGTTAGTGAAATGTTGTTAACTCTGAGGAAAGAATTGGTAGTAGTAACACCTGTTGTACCGTTAGTCAACACTACAGTCTCGGTTAGCGGAGCATATGCGGCATCTAACCCTGATATTAACACGCTTATGTTAGTATCACTGGCACTACTGCTCCATAAAAGTAATTGCTGTGCTGAATTCAAATAAACATACGAACCGTCATCCCATGCAGGTTGAAAAGTAGTTCCTACGTTTGCGCTATATCCTGAAATACTTAATCCAACTACCCCTGGAACTTGTCCAGTAGCCACTTGAACATTCCATGGAGCAGACGCTAAACTTCCGCCAGTGACGCCAGTTCTTAAATAGACATTTCCTGTAATGTCATCAAGTGCTAATGCTTGATTAATGTTGCGTAAATACCACGGTGCAACGTTGCTTGGATCTGGGGTGGCCATAAAAAAATACCTCTGAATTTAAAATTTCAAAGGTATTTATCATTTTTTGTAGAGATTACTTGATATCTAGTGGTCGTTGCTTTGTAGCAAGAATACAGTAGAATACTTCTTTTGCCTTGAACTCTTTGCCTTCGTTATCGACACCTCCAACATCGAACTCCAATTTCTCAAAGTTGTCGATGTTAAAGCCAGTACGGACTAGCAAGGCAGCCAGTTGCTGTTCTCCTAGAATGCTATAGTGATTTAGATTCCATTCATGCTTGCGCTCACAATCTGGAGCTGGCACCTCGATATAAATCTTACCGAATTGCTTTAGAATACGGTTGTATTCCATCAAGCTAAAGATAGGATATGGACTGTGTTCTAATGCATGACGCAAATACACAAAATCAACAGATTCATCATAGTATCCATCCTTTTGTGGCAAGAAACTTAGGTCATACGCTTTGACCGTATGGCCTTTAGACTTGCATAGTTCGATATCGCCTGGGCTTAAGGTAACGCCAGTAACGTCAGTATATCCACGTTTTGCCATACTATCTAGGAAGTAGCCTGGGCCACATCCCAAATCAAGGATTTTAGCGTCTTTCGGGATATTCAATGGGTCGATATACTTCTGCACTAAGTCTTCGGTAAGACGTTCGTGCATTGGACTATTGCCCTCATCATAGATATGGGCAGTGTAAATCCATTCGTTGTAAAACTTGAGTTTAATTAGGTCTAGGGTGTTGTTAATATCAATCATGAATCTACTTATTCAGCGATTCACGATTGAAATTATTTTCCTAGTATACCTTTGTTAGCAATAACAAGGCTCTTGGTGTTTGTATCTCCTGGCTCTTGGGATTTGCTATACGGAACAACATCTTTTTTGTCAGTTGGAACTGTTTTTGTTGCTGAAATAAACATGTTGTATTCTTCCTCAGTGTATGGGTGAACTGTGTTATATTTTTCAGCAAATGATGCAGAGTCCATTTCTACAGCATCTTGGCTCTTGCCATCAGCACATGCCATAGCCATCCACAAGCGATTCATGTGATAGACACGATCATAGCCGCCAACATCACGTGCTTTGTACACGCCTTGACTGGCTTGTTCGGCTCGTTTATCAATCTTGCCATCACCTTCGGTTAAAAATTCATGCGCTCTCATTACTCAAATCCTCTAAATGCCTTTACAGGACTTATCTTGCGAGTGTCAGTTGGTTCTTCGCTCTTTTTACTAGTTACTAATTTTGCGGCGCTAGCTGGAATATTCAATTCTGCCAACGCATCGTTTAGGTAACCTTGAAGGGCATCAGGACCTGCGTATGAAACTACCACTTCATTTTCACCCCATGTGGTTTCTCTGTCGTATGGTGGAACGTTATCTTTCTGACGTTGTTCTTTACCCTTTGCGCCAGCCAATGCAACACCGAATCGATATTGCATATAGAAGTCGTTGTTTTTCAAGTCGTCAATGATCCATGCCGCAGGTAAAGTGCGTTGCACATCTGGTAGAATAGAGCCGTTTACGCCGGATTCAGTGATAAATTCTTTTGCTCTCATATGCCTTGAGTACTGATAAGTTGACCACCCTGTGTACCCATTGAGTTACCAGGAGCTTGATTGTTATATTGAATAGCAAACGAATCCACGCCACCACCGTCATATGTGATTTGTGATGCGATAAAATGAACTAGATTGGCGTTACCAACTGGATTTACTAGAATTTGCACATTGCTATCAGCAATAGTCATGTTGAAGTTAGTTAATGCATTGCCATGAAAAATGGTGCTATGACCTACAAATTTAACGGCAGTGCCGTTGTTTTTAATAGATGCATTTAGAGTAATGTCTTGACTATCTTGGTTCAATGGATTTGTTGTGTTAATCTGAAACGTAGCTTGGGTAAAACTGGCCACAGGAGTTTCAAAGATAACTTGATTTGCGGTGTTGCCTGTGCTATAACCCAATGATGTGTTAAAGGAGGTACCGAACAACTGTGTGAAGTTGTTGTTAATCTTCTGAAACGCGGTACGTAACGGATCACCTTCGCCGTCGTTTGGTAATGCGCCAATATTGATAATTTCTTGTGACATGTCTAAATCCTAGTCTATATAGTATTTATCTTTCAAGCCAGGACTTAGGCCTATCGATCACCAATGGTTTCTTGCTTCGCTGAATCTCTTGCAGGGCTTTTATTGCTTGGATTCGCACACCTACATCTTGTGAATCTTTGACGATTTCAGTTAAGGCTGAGATACGAGCCAATTCAGCCATAGTGTAGTCTTTGTTTAGTGTCTTTTGTGTATCTACGTAGGTTTGATAATCATTTGTAGTGGCACATCCAGCCAACAATAAACATGCAAATAATATGCTACTATTTTGCGTTATCATAGATATTTTTCTGTTCAGTATACCATTCTTGCCAACCTTCTACTTTGGTTGAGCATTCATAGTACAAGGTGTAGTTATGTACCACTACCTTCAACATGTCAGTAATTGCTACTTTGTCTCCCTCAATTTTTCTGAGGTCTTCGCATTTCTTCATTAGTTCTGGCGTAGCGTTAGGGAAAGTAGGTTTAACTGGAACTACAGTTGTGCATCCAGCAAGTAATAAGACTAAAAGTAAATATCTCATTTTGTTGCCGCCTTATTGTGCTGTTCAATGATGGCCGCTGGGATAGCAGGACATTGCTCTACATACTTGACAACTTCATTGTCTTTGACGACTTCACGGTCAATGTACTTGATAATGTCACGACCTTTTTCACGTACAACTTTCGTCTTTTCGACGATCTTTTCTTGGATTTCTACGTTCTTTTCAGCGCCTTTGGCCTCTGCTTGTGCTACCTTAGCTTCCATCTCCTTGACTTTAAGTTGCCATTGAGTGTTATCTGTTAGGGCACCCTCTAAGAATAATCCTAGTGCCAAGACTAGTAAACTGATAACCTTTATTGGTATAGAATAGCGTTTGATTGCTGGAATCATGCCCAGAACAAAACCTGCGACTGTTCCAATAATGCCGGCAGTCAGTAATAAATGAAAGGCCCAATCGGGCAGAACTGATAGTATCCACATATCCTTATTTATACAGGATATTCCATAGTCCTGGATTAACCTC